CCTGTTTCTCCCCTTTAGGGTATTTTGGGACTTAGGGCCAAAGAAGGCCAAGCTCCAACGAGCGCGATCCTTCTGACAATCCCGAGCTTCCCCCCAGCCTCTGCGGCTGCGGGTAATCTTACACCCATGGCCGATGACCTGGAAGCGGGAATCTGATGTGGATGAGCCACATGGACTTTGTCCCCTAGGAGGGTGTTTTCCTTCCGCGTGCTGTACCCTGATTTTTGGGGCTTCAGCACCCTCAATACCAGGGTGAGTGTCCCTGTCAACCAAAACCAATCACCAGAGCAATCAATATGGACACAACACCGCGAGCATATAACCGAACGACGCTGCTTGCAGCTAATCCTGTTACCCTTGACCGCAATCTTCGCCGAGTGCGTTTGATGTTCATTGTTGCTGATGCGTTGCGTTTTCCTCTGCTATTGTGGAAGCAGTCTGCTTCCTACTGCCTGACCAAGAGGCTACATACACTTAAAGACACCATCTGCGCCGCCGCCACCTCTGTGGTTGGTTGGTGCAAAACCTTGTCGGGACCACTAGTCTGGCCAACCCGCAAGTTGTACAATATACTCATGCGTATTCTCCGCTTGTTGAGATTTGTAGTATATATTACTCGCAGTCCGATACTCCCGTTTGTTTTGGGGGCTTCCATCGGTCTGAGCACGGTTACTTTGTTTTATTTGATTCGACTCTATTGGCGCGCAGTCGTCGATGAGGCCTGCCGAATCAATCAAGTTCGTCGAGATGCTGAAGCAGCTTTAGCTGCTCGCATTGATAATCCTGATTCGGATTTTGACGATTTTAAACCTCCACCCATTTTGCATGTGTCACGCGAAGTGGTTGCTGTCGCTCCGGTTTTGGATGCGGCAGGCAACGTGCTCGTCCCTGGTCGCTCTACTACTGTGACCATCATACCTGGTACCACATTATACAAACATGAGTTTAAAGATGACGCTGGGAATGAGAGAGTTACCCTTAATAACACCCGTGATGCACATGGCAATTTCGCTCCGGTTGGTGTTGACCACAACCACAGCCATTATATGGCAGCCAACGCTGTTCGAGAGAATGAGTATATGCTTGCACTCTCAGCAGCCCTTCGAGTTGAGGTTCCGGGGGCTGCTTTTGCCCCGACCTTAGCCACCCGTGCTGAGCTTTGTCAACGCGCCAGGTCTTATTGTAACATCCATCATATCCCTAACCATATAGCTGCTCGACTCATACCTCGTGCTGTGGCCATCGCTATGATCCACACCACTGAGGACATTGAAGCGGCTCGCACATTGTCCTCTGCCGAAGCTGCTAGGCGTCGATATGCGCTGGCTCATCACGGGCCAGTGGCTGACATCCGTCTAGCACTTGATCGTGCCACAGGTTTGCCCATAGCTCGGGCGCCTGTGGCTCGATTATGACATTGGCTACAGGTTGCACCCGGACGATCTGTGGCCCGCCCTCCAGATTGTCCGTTCATTAGGGTGCGGCCTAGCCTTAAGCTAGGCAGGGTGGCTAAATTGTACTATATTGGTCCACGTCTCAATTCTGTCTTTTGTTTTAATTCTGATCTAAACAACGTCCTCGCTGCTATCTACTATCGCATGATCTACTATAAAAACCCAGCCGGTGATTGGGTGTTACCACCTTTGCCCCAACCAGGGGCTTGGAGTAGGTTATCCTATATCACTGACCGGCTTTCCAAAATTTATCGCGGCTCCCGTGTTCCCATCTCTTTTGATCAAGTCGTCGAACAATATGACGGTAATAAAAAGCTTCTGATGCAAGAAGCTAAAGCTTTTCGTGAGATGGGTATAGCCGTAGCCAGGGAGACCCTCGAAGGCTTTCCCAAGCGCCAAAAAGAAGAGGATGCACCCAACAAACCTGCCATCCCCCGTGCTATTGTGACTATGAAACGCCCACGAATACAAAATCTGGTCCTTGGTTCATTCTTGAACCAGAAAACTCAGGCGTGCGTCTACAAAGCACTTGACTACTACTATTCTAATCCTTCTGGGGGTCCTGTTTGCTACAAGTCTTTGAACTTGAGTGACAGGGCAAAGCATATGCGCCGGGCTTGGTTGCATTATACCGACCCGGCCGCCTACATCATTGATCTCTCACGTTGTGATCAAAGTATCACCACGGATGCTCTCAACCACGAACATAATTTCTGGAAGAAGCTATTTGGGAATGATGCTGAACTCCAGAGGATACTATCTTACCAACATGCCTTCCGGGTACAATTTCGCCTTCGGGAGGCGACTGTTTCAGTGGCAGGTCCTTTTGATGGCACACATCCCTTCACACAGCGCACTTCTGGCTGCATGAATACCAGTGTTGGCAACACTATAATAGTCCTGTCCGCTTCGTTCGGATTTGTTGACTACTTGAAACGTATACGTCGGGAACTGCTTCGATCGGTTTGTGCACGTTTCAAGGTGGACATTGTCAACGATGGAGACGATGAGGTTTTCATCGGTGAGCGCGACGATGTTCAGCTTATCGCCCAACACATTGCCCCGTACTTTCTAACCCTCGGATTGCGTGTTTCAGCATCTGGGGTGTTGATCACTCGCTTTGAGGAGATTGAGTTCTGCCAGACCCACCCCGTCAATTTAGGTTGTTCGTACAGACCTGATTGGGTTATGGTTCGAAACCCCCTCAAAGCCCTTTCCCACGACATGAGCTCCAC